CCGAGTGCACCTTTACGGGGTGTAACACCAAACAATTGAGCCGCCCTGTCCAAATAATCCCCTGTTGCTTCTTCTGGAAAAATTTGCGCTTCTACGATAGCAATATCTTTCAACGCCTTTTGCGCTACTTTTGCCGTACCATAAGCAACCCCATTCAAAACGGAATTATCTGTAATATCGGTTACTTTATCCGTTTTATTCAAAAATGTTTCCACCCATAAATTCTTAAGGAAGGAAATTGTATTGTTTACCTTTGTTATCATATCTGAATATTTGTTTCTAAAAAGTTATTTGTAACCGTTTTCGCATTTATTTTCATAAAAATGTTATCTTCTTTACGATACACATCAATAAGATTGACCTGTACCCAACGAGCATCCCGCTGGAACATATTCATGATATGTTTAAACAAAACCGGATATTGAACTGCATTAACGCTTGACCCCGGAATATCGTTTGGTATTCCATAATCATTAAATTCAGGTATCGCTCCCTTGACGCAATGTAATATCGTGTTAAATGCCTGCCGAACTGCCAATTCATAATCAACGGTAGCAATATCATTATTCTCAAACCTAAAGTCAACATCCATATCCCGCCCCAAAATCTTTTCGGAACTTAAATTATCAACAATATTTGGAATATCGTAATTACCAGACTGTTTTATATTAATTTTGAACATACCACCCTCATTATTAGCGTCGTAGTCCTCTTCCTCAACAAAATTGTTTTTAGCAATATCAAACCACGCATTTTGAGGGTCATTACTGCCCAATTCAGTAGCTACAATTTCAAAATTCTCACGGCTTTTTAATACTCTATTCAAAGCAATATTATCAGAAAACTTGCCAATAATTGCCGAACGTAACCAACGTGAAGAATTATTAATAGTCCAAAGTTTTGTTTGACAATCAGTAAACGTATCTAAAAGCTCCCAAGCTCCAATTCCCGTCAAACTGTTTGCCTTTAAAGTGAACAAAGGTTCTATTTCCTGCGCTTGCTTCATAAGGGTTTCTAAACGCCCAAAACTATCATCAACCGATACATTTGTTGCGCCCGTGTAATAACCTACGATTAACGGATAATACGAATTACAAAACAATACAAAGTCTTCAAAGAAAGCCTGAATATTATATCCCGTTAACTGTTTAAATTTCTGTATCGCTTCTACCATAACACCGCACTCCTTATCCCTCTAGTTGCTTTTTCTACGCCACTCGCCAATTCACTGACACCCATTTGAACCAATGACGGCAATAAATTATCCACCAATTCCGAAGAACGGTTTGCTCGGCTCTGTACGGCTTCCAAAGGAGCCAAAGCCATCATCGTCAAGTTATAGTTCCAAATCATATTCTTAGAAACATCTTGACTATACTGCACACCACTCGGAGGGATAGCTACCAGATAACTCTCACCTAAAGCCATATTATAAAAGTAGAGACGCAACGGTTTTCCATTATCGTCTAACCCTACGCTTTTATCACACATAGCTTTCAGTATTTTAAGTATTCCATACCCTGTCTTTATACCCAAATCAAATTCACCAAAATTCAAGTTTAAAGCCATTGTCTTTGACATCACACTGTACAAACTATATTTGCCCGCATTTACAGACAAAGAAGAGCCCGATTGTTTACCTCTTAAGATTTTAAAATTTCTACCGAAAGAACCTTTAATATTTATCTCTTGGGGGGTAAAACTAGGATTTGTCAAAACTGTTACCCCTGCCAAAGACTTCTTGATATTGGTACGGGTCGGCTCTGTTTTGGTTATTGCGTCAGGCAATACAGGAAACACCAAGTAATCAATCATATTGTCTTGGCTATCAGTAAGCTCCAGAGCCACCATGTACACTTCAAAATCATTAGGATACAAACGACTTACCGCCTCTATCCCTATCGAGCGTGCCATGCTAGTCATACTCTGCAACTTATCCATTATAAAACTATTTGCCATAACCTAAAATTTTCTACAAATATAGCAATTAATTAAATAATTGACCCCGGAGCTGTCGTAGCCCCTGTTTGAGCCGTTGCGCTACCCGTAGTTGATACGGCTATACCTGCGGGAACTTCACCTGTCTTAACAAACTTGTCAATAGCATCTGCCAAAGCGTTTGCAAATTTGCTATCATCTATTTCTGTTTCTTTACGCATTTGCGTCATCAAATCTAAGATATCAGACGCCAAACCTGCTTTATTGAGTGCCATAGTTATTTGTTAAAAAATTGTTTTAATAAATTGGTTAATTCAGTTGTCTTTTGAATAGTAGGTGGTAACGGGGTTCCACTCGGACCGACTGCGGTTGAAACAGTTAGTGTCGCAATAGCATCAACAATCTTCGTCAACAGTTCATTTAAACCTGTACCGTCATTCGTAATAGCCAATTTACCCCCGCTTATTTCAATAACTGCTTTCCCTTGGGAAATAGTTAATTTGCCCTTTTCAGCCTTAACTGTGCAGTCCTGAAAAGTGATTTCATCCATACTTTCATTAACTGTCTGCTTATAGGTGCTTTCGCCTGCTTTTATTTCAGTCACTCGTCCTTCCTCGGTTATTTGCGTTTTAACGAAGTTTTTGTCATCGCCCTCACCATAGTTCGCCTCGGTGGTAAAACTTTCCTTATTGACGCTAAAACCCGAAGAATTGCCTGTCTCGCTGTCTGTTACGCTCCCAACTAAATTTTGAAACGCCTTAATTGTGACATCCTTATTGGCTGTGACATCTATACTGCCATTACTAAACACTTCACACACGCTGTCTTCGCTACCAAATGCAGCTATTTTAATACGGCTAAATTCTTGACCCCGTACTAACAGTGTTAATGAACCATCACGGGCGTTCCCTTTAATTGTAACTTCACCCTTTTCCCAAGTTTTTGAATAGTTAATCTCTGCATCGCTCCGAATTGTTACACTATCATAAGAAGATAAAGTGCCCACAATCATCGGTATATTTTGAAAAGGCTGCGCCACCCATACAACAGGAACACCCTTTTCCCCGACTTCTAATGGAAACTCCACATTTGCCAATACTTCTTTAGATACGTAACAATCATGAATGATGTTACCATCTGCATCATCTATAATAGACAATCGGTTTCGTCTAAAACAGCCGTCCACATATTTATTCCTATCCACTCCTTCGGGGATAATAACATACCCAAATCCAGTCGTCTGTTGGGTAGTTCTATTTCTACCCACTGGAGCGACCCCTTGCTTAGATTTACGAATTATCTTTACCATCCTATTTATACATTTGTCGGTTCATAAAGAAATTAAATTGGTCTTCGTTTATACCAAATTTTGACGGGGTGACACTAGAACCGCCCTGTTGCTTGTTATTAGCTTCATTGCGTTCAGTAATTTCCTTTCGCATTCCGTCCAAATTTGCAATTTTAAAATAGGAGTAATCCTTACTGCGAGCAATGTAATCCATCACCATACCTCTTTCCACGGTTAACGTCGTAATACGGTCTACGGCATCGCCTGTAAATGTGGCAGTATTGTTTACTCCGGTAACATAAAACAGTTCGTTAGTCGGAGCCAAACGAACGAATGTACCCACTTTAATTCTTCGGTCGCCATTTATAGTAATAGTTCCTTTCCGAGTAAACGGTAAATAAACAGAAGTTTCCACAACATACAACAAATCATTCAGCAATGCTTGTGATAAAGTTGTCAAACCTTTCGCCCTGTCCTTTTCTTTGCCATACAAATAACTCTCCGACAAATAAATATCATTAATAATACAACGTTTATTTCCGTACATTTTGCAAAATTGTTCAAAGAAAATTATAGGAACTAAAGCGAGCGAAGAAAACTGGCTATTTCCCATCATGCTATTTTGTGGCATTAATCTATACCACGCATAAGCTCTATCATCGTAAGACAACGACAATGCAAATATATCTTCAGAATTTATTGTAATATAATACTTATCCTGACTGATAATGCTTTCTATTGCTTGAGCGGTAAATGGTGGTTGTCTAACCAAAAATTGGTATCCATTACCCCACGTATCTCCCCAAAATTCTACAAAGGGGTCTTGACAAACCTTATTAAAAAAGTCCAACAGTGTTCCCTCTGGGTTCACTAGGGAACGGTCAACAATACGCCTGTCATTCAAATTGTCATCAACGAATAACTCTATCATCTGCCATATACCATTCACATCGGCTTCCATTCCCTTATATTTATCATCGCCTGTTTCAACAGCGTATTTTTTCGTTACCTTTGCGCATGAGGCAAATAAAGAATTATCCACTATCCCAATATTGGACAACTGATTAATAACAAACCAAAGCACCTGTTTTATTTTCTGAAAAGAATACGCAAAGTAATAATCGTATGCGCCTGTAATCATATTGCGTTTAAACCACTCACTCTCAGGGTCACCACCATAAAACCACTTGTCAGGACTACCCTCAACAAATTTTAATGGAATGAAATAACTACCATCCTCTACCAATAGCTTAGTATAATCACGACCCTGTATATTCACAGTGTAATCGTTAGAAAGTGAACTAACTGTCAAGCTAACAGTATCCACCAACGCCATCATATCCCAAATAACATCGCTATTCAGGCTTGATGGTTGCACTTCTGCATTTCGTTCCCCGCCTAAACTCTTATCCACATCTTCTTCCATTCGTAACCTTTCAAACCTTATAAACACAAGGTCGTTATTCTGAACGTAGGTAGTAAACCAATCTCTTGTCAATGAATATTGGGAATTAATGACATTAAACTGTTCTATAATTTCATCGCCATAAGACAACGGGGTCAAATCGGCAGTCGGCAACAAATCCAATGAAAAAGTGCCTACCCCCTTATCTTTGTTAGTGGTACAACTTTGAACCCATGCACTAACATCCATAATCTTATTTAACGCTCGTACATAAATCCAAACTTTTATTTCCAAGGATTTAAACTTAAAAAGATGCCCGATATTATTGCGCTCACGCTTATTTTGTGCTTTACTACTATTAGTATCTGTTAAGTCGGTAAAGGGTGTGTAATCTGGGTCAGAAACAATAAGCTCCATATTTTCAGTATAAAAGGCATTAAAATCCTTTTGTTCCATAAATATTTCTGAGCCTATAATTTTTTGCATTTCAGCGACAATATCTTTGTTCCATAAATAGACAATTGTGCCGTATTTAATGAACGGAGGGTTGGTTTCGCCACCCTCCTCTTTCTTCTTTTCTTCAGGCGTATAAGTTTCCCAAATTCGGGCGGCATTTGTCAACCCGTCTACTTCTAAAGCCAACCAATCCGGACCCTCAAAATCCTTGTCCAACAACTCCAAACGCACAAGGTCTTCCCAAAATTCATTAATAGGAGCTTCTTTAACTGTTTGCCCGTTAATACTTGTAAACTCATACTTCGTAACGGGCATTTTGTTTTTATTATCGTCTGCCATATTATTCTTCTATTGTTAAGTTTTTCAATACTCGGCTCAACGCTTTCGGAGTATCACTTAATATTTCAGTAAAGCTGCGTATGGATTCCATAATTGAATGAGCCCCCTCAAATGTCATGAAAACGGGTATCGGCTTTTCAATACTTTCCAAAACCGCTTTTAGTTGGTCAGCCCCCATAACATTTTCGTACCCCTCAAAAATCTTTCTATTCATGGTTCCAGCCGTTGAACGTTCAGCGTCCCCGACCATTCTTGCGGCACTTCTATCACTATATTGTGCCCCTTGTGTTCTTCCTTTGCCAAACAGTTCATCTTCAGTTATCTTACCTAAATCTGCGTCAATAATATCTGTCATGGATAACTGTGGAAAAATTGCTTTTAATACATGACGCATTTGTTCTCCACCACCTGTCATCTGTCTAATTTGTCCAAAAAAGGCTTTTTGAAGCTGCCCTGTGGGGTCATTAGGCATATCCTCAATCATTGCTTGCAAATCTGACAAATTGCCTTCAGGATTTAATTGGCGAGCGGTACGCAAAAGAAGAGCCTGTGTGGTATCATCCTGTGATATATCATTTCCCATTAACGCATTCTGTACCCTTTCTAATTGCTTCCCTTCCATTCCTGTGGCGTTCTGTATGCTCGTCATGGAACGCACAATATTAGTAGTGTTTACTGAACCCACACGGTCAAGTACACGGTCAGCAATTTGGTTAAATTGTCCTAAATATTCACCAAGAGTTGAAGCGATTAATTGATTGGCATCTGCACGCCCTGCAAACCTTTCAGACAAATTAGCATCAAAAGCACTAATCACTCCTGCACCCGTTAAACCTTGTTCGTTTCGTCTAAAACGAGTAGTGCGTAACACGTCTTCAGCCTGTTCATCAGTAATCCCCCGAAGTCTTTGGGCTAACAATAACTGTTTTAAATCATCATCAGTTGTATTGCTACCTTTTGCCCCTGCACGGGATAAACTTGTGATTTTTTCAGTAAATTCTGTTATATTCAGTCCTAAAACGGTTGAAGCCCAATTCTGAAATTCCTCTTTTGAAATTCCAGCCGCTTTATTTGCTTCTTCTGCACGAGTTTTATCCCCCGTTACTACACGGCTAGTATCACCGCCCTCTGAAACTCGGATATAACTATCCGACCTAGATTTAGGTGCTCCAATTGTTTGGTCAAACAAATTATTATAATTTCCACCAAAACTGCCTGTTATCTGCCGACGCAAACTTTCATTATAGGAAACTCCAAATAATGCAGAATAATCCTTTAAAACCTTATCATTCTGTTCTGCTGCCAAACGTCCGACTTCTGCCTCATCAGCCTTTGCGCCTGTTATACCAAAAGACAGCATATTTAACAATGGGTTCTTACCCACGTTATTTCTACGCTGAAATTCGTTTTGCGCTCCATACTGCATTGCTTGGAACTGAAATTGTTGCCCTATCATCTGTCCAATTCCAAAAAGTGCAGCACCATAAGGCAACAGGCTCATCATCCCTTGTAAGCTAGTAGGCAAACTAAACCCTCCGCCCCTGCCACCTGTTGGAGTATTTGGTTGCTGCGGGGGTTGCAAAGGATTTCCACCTGTTGGATTTGGAAGTGGTGCAGGCTGTGATTCTTCTCCGGGAACCAAACCATTTTGTTGATTTCGTTGGTCTTGTTCTAAGGTTTCGGCTATACGAGTGACATCACTTGAAATTTTATCTAAAACGTTAAGTGCTTTTTCAAAATCGGCATTCCTAATCCCCTGCCCCTCTGTCTTGTCAAACAATGGTCGTCCAGTGTAGGGGTCTATAAGCCCTGTATTGCGATTATTTTGCCCCTGTTGGGTATTTGTTTGCTCTTGTGGATTAAAAGCCGTATAGAGGCTATTACGCTCTTTAAGCAAATCAATCTGTTTCTGTATGGATTGCAATACTCCATCATTAATTTGCTTAAAGTTAGTTTCCATTTGTGCAAGGTCTTCCCAAAGTTCTCGGGCTGCCTGCCTCACTTCTTGCAACGGGGTAGTATCTGCCGACACCCGTATTCTTTTATCCTCCGCCATTTTGTTCCTCTAGTTTTAACATTTCATCAATTTCTCTTTGGGCTTCGTCCAAAAATGCTTCCTGTGTCAATGGCGTTTTAAACAAATCGCCAATTCCTGGAATATATTTGTCTTCTTCTTTAGGTAACATCGCCTGCATATAAAGTTTGTCCTCTTCAAACTCCATAAGCTGATGTATAAAAGAACATTCCCGATGAACAGGGGACATGAATGCAACATTATGTTTACTTCTCCACCACCTGTCCATCGGGAATTTTATATTCCAAGTGTTGACACTACGTATCAACTCCTCTCGGTTCATGACCTCATTGCTGCTTATTTATTTCTGACTTCCCACTTAACAGGTCATTGATTTCTTTAAAGAACGGTAAAACTTTTCCGTTGTACTCATCCCGAATTAACTTGTAATCCCGAACGTCCAAATCGTCAAAATTTTTCACCTTTAAATCCTCAACCAACTGCGGACACAACACCACCAAAGTAGCCTCAATGTCTATCATGTCAAGTGCGTGTTGAGCACTGTTTGCGGGACTCATTACCATAGAATTGTAAAAGCCACGTGACAAACTTTGTTTCATCGCTTCAATTCTGTAATACTGACCCACATTAGGGAAAGCAACTGTGTACTCATGCCCTTTAATTGAAATTTTTACTTCATCCATAATCGTCTTTTATTTAAAGACAGCGGGGATTATCCCGCTGTACTAATTGGTTCAAGATAAATACCGTTAATATCCGTTCCGGCAATTCCACCCTCTTGGAGTTGGAATGACTGACTGTTTACAAGACATCCCTGCAAACGGGCAATCGTATTTCCGGTGTTGTCTACTTCAGTAACTAACTTGCTATTCGCATCTTCACTTGCCACTGTCTTAGCATACATCGTGATATCAAACGCAATGTCACCAAGTACCAAGCTATTCTTTATTTCTGCAATACTGCCAAATTTTTTCAGCATCTTCTGCATGATTGGAGTATTAAACGAAATAAAGTACTGTGAAACGCTCCATTGACACGTGTAAACCACTGCCGGAGCTTCTTGCAATGTCAAAGACCCTAGCCCCTGAACATTCGCACGCTGTACATTTTCCGAAAAATTCAAGTTACGAACGTAACCTGCCACTTCATTATCGATTTTAATGTACGCTTTCGGTGCTGTATATACGTTTCCTCTAGCCATAATTTACTTCTCCTTAGTTACGTAACAAGAATCCTGTAAAGAATATCTTAGTTACTTCGTTATTAATCATTACTTCGTAGGTCACACGGTAATAATCATTTTCTCTAGATGCGACTACGTTTTGGAACTTGGAAATCAAATTATCTTGATTTTCTGTTGCAACTCGTGTCTGTAAGAAATTGATTGTCCACGTTTCCAACGCACCTTTAGAAAGGGTATTAATGTTGACCCCATTTTCATCAGCAAGCAAGTCAATTTCTGCGTTCACCACACACTCTTTATTGAGTTGTGCCAAACACCGCATAAATTGTAAGCTAAAGCTCTGTCCCTTCTTGTTGAATGGGAGCGTATTGTCTTGCAATGTAGTTACACCCTGCAAAATTACAAAACGTTTCAAATACGGATTGTTTGAGACTATAATAAGTCCGGCTTTAACAGCCTTTTCCATCTCCTTTTCGTTAGGTATCATTTGCAACTTGTCACCACCGATTGTCTTGTTAGTAATAGGCACATAAGGCGGTTTTCCAGCCGTGCGACCCACTACCTGACACAAGTTGTAGAATACACCCCACCAACGTATCTTGGAAGCCACCATGTCACTAGCCGTACCAATACCACCGTGAACGATGCAGACATAAGCGTTGTTTGCTTGTTTTGCATAAGCCAGAGAAGCCTCGTAATTGGCACGGCTGTCGTATGCACCAATGAAAACAAACTTGTCAAACTTAGCGTCCAAATTACGATGAGCGATTATTGCCTTATTAGCGGCACTCAAAGCGTTTGCGCCAATTTGGTCAGTCATTACAATGTTGTAATCAACATCGGCAATCTGACTTAATACACTCTCCAAATCTGTATTCGGAGTATAAGTTTCTGTACCGCCTGCGGCTAATTGATAACCATCGGTTACGTCAGAAGCATTCATTTCTCCTGTACCCTTAACAGCCGTCGCATCGTCCAGAACAAAACGTGCCCCAAAGTTTTCGTCGGTTTGTGCCCAATAAATAAGCTCTGCCATCGTGGTACATTCAGGACTTTCACATAACAGGTTTGCGTCTGATTGCTCAACGGTCAACTCATTGTAGGAAAGCTCAACGCCTGTGACGGGGTCTTTGTATAAACCTGTGAATGTGCCCTGCCACAACTTCAGAACCACCGCTTCCGGATTATCTACGCCCGCTTCGGTAGTAAACGCATATCCATTTTTCAAGTAAGTTACACCGTCAATTTCCTCTGTAACACCGTTTGCGTTCAGCCCCTCATCAATAGTCCGGATTACAAACGTTCCGCCATTAGAGCCACCGCCTGTCGCTGTAAATGTCATCTTTGCAGCCTTTGTCGTACAAGCACGCACAAACAACAATTTGCTGATACCCACTGCATCAGCATTGGACGGGTCTGGTTTCCAAAGAGCTTCCGCACATTTCCAATACATACCACCTTTCACAAAGTTGCGGAAAGTGGTTAAATCGTCAAACTCGTAAATCGCGTCAAGACCTTGCGCTCCTTCACCATTTACGCCTGCACCACCACCAAATCCAGCACCATAAACACCCGTATCAATGATAAGGACTGTACCGTAATCCAGCGAACGTGATGCAGTGCTATCCCCAGAAGTTATCGTAGAATAAGCTCCAGGAAGAGTTCTTAATTTTCCATTAAAATAAACACTCGTTGCCATATTATCAAAATTAATTTTTCTAACTAAATTATTTCAGGGAATAAAAATACTCAAATTTTATTCCCCATAATAATCATTCGTCAACTCACTGTCCAACTGTCAACGTTGGTACTTACTGTTAATGTTTCACTTCCGCCTCCGGCTCCAAAGTCCAAAGAAGTAGGTGTCACATCAAGATATAGAATTTTCGCCCTTAACGACCTAGCGGCTGAAACGGTAAATGTGTAATTCTGACTAGAACTTACTTTCATATTCCCCTCATACCAACCATCAAACACGTCACTAGCATTGTTCATTACACATTGTACTGTACAACTTGCTCCGATATTGTATAAGCCACCGCCTGAAACGCTTCCTCTACCTGCACTACTTGCATCCAACGCAACGGTAATAGTTACCGCCTTACTTATACGGTTCGCACGGGCTTCAAATGTGCGTGCCGAGGTAATATTAGCCACACTTAACGAAGGACTACTAGAGACCTTATTAGACCCCTCATACCAACCATCAAATTCGTATCGGTAATTAGTATCTTCTGCCTGTACCGTAGCAACAGAAGCGGCTGTTCCACCATAATTCACTGTTTGAGTAGTAGGCTGAACAGATGATATATAATTTCCGGCTCTATACGCAACAGTAAATGTTGCTGTCGCTTGAGTGATAACAATATCAATCCAAACATTTGGGTCTTGTCCGGAAACTCTTACTGTGGAAACTCGTTGCCCCACATTATTGGATGGAACCCTTATAGTTGCAGAAAAAGAATATAAATAAGAAGCTCCGGGGTCTCCTGCAATAGCTGCTCCGTTTGCTTGGGTTTTCCCATCGGCTGTGTAGGTAGTAGGCAAATCTAATGGAATCTGGCTTGTACCGACTGTTGCAAACGTTAATTTAGGTGAATTACTTGAACCCGATATCGTTAAAGTAGTTTCCCCATTATTTACCGAATACGAACGGGTGGGAATCACAATGGTTTCCCCCATACCTTTTTGTATAACAGTATAAGTCTTATTCCCAGATATCCCAGTCGCTGCACCTGTCACGACAGTAGACCTCTGAATCCGCCCCTTAAAATCAGGAGCGGAATTACTGATTGTGGCATTGCCTTTGCCAGACATCGGGGATACGGTTAACCAACTATCTTTCGCCATATTATTTTAAATTTAACTTACTGTCCAACTATTTACGTTGGTTGTTACAGTCAATGTTTGCTCACCGCCTGCGGCAGTGTATTCCAGTGATGTAGGGGTGACATCAATATACATTGCTTTTGCCACCAAAGAAACATTCTTAGTAGCTGTGAAGCTGTAATTCTTATCACTACTAACTTTTGTATCGCCCTCATACCATCCATCAAAGGCATCATCTGGGCTTGTCAGGTTGCATTTTGCAAGCACTTGGTCGCCCAAATCTACGGTCGCTTGAGCGGTTGCTCCGGCTGCTCCATCATTAATCTGCACCGTGCCTCGGCTTGTGATGTCAGAATTTAAAGCAAGAGTGATAGTGAATGAACCTTGCGCCAAATCTTTTAATAACACAAATTCATTATCTGTGTAGAACGCTAAAGCACTCTCATCAAACTTTCCAGTCGCAATCAACTCCTTCTTCCGCACATAATTATTTGCAGGCACACCAATTTCTTCCGGTGTAATGTTCACCGTATCAGCCGCCTCTTGTGATGTTGCAAAAGAATAGTTCATACTTTATACTGATTTACCTGCGCCCGCCTGTGCGTCCACAAATTTAGTGAATACTATGTTTCCTGTAACGGTATTTATCTTGTCAATAATTGCCTGACCCGTCATTTTTTGCAACACGGCATCCGGATTCTGTTGCAACGTCTGCACATAAGTGAGCAAGTTATCAACTTCTACCCCTGTAAATTTAGACTTGTATGCCATAACCTTTTAACTTTATAATTTTAAAACTCCAAATTGTTCACCATCGGCTGTTTCAAACGGTTCATCGCTGTCGGCAGGTAAAAACGGCTCTCTTAAACCTAATTGAGTAATGCGAAAAGAGGACACTTGTATAGGTGTCCCCTCAGTCGTTCTTCCGGTAACAGTCATCGTTCTGTCAAAGCCGTCATTAACGCCTGAAGAAACAACAGCAACCGCCCTGACGGGCGGTTGTGTTGCACTTGCTTTCTTTACTCTTTTGGTTGCCATTATGATAATGTCCAAGAAGTGTTAGAAACAACTGCATTCGTAACGGCTGCGCCACTTGCTTCCAGAGTAATGGTAGTCTGACCGAATGAGAATTGCGGGTCTCCTGCAGACTGTCTGATAGAAATTTGAGCTGTTTGCCCCCCTTGAGCTGTCACTTTCAATGCAGCGGTCAACTCATTGATAGTTGTATTGGCTGCAATGCCTGTAAACTCAATACTGAATGTAAATTCAGCCGTAGCTCCGGGGTCACCAGAAATTGCTGTATCATTTGAAGTCTGCGCACCACCTGCATCGTACTTCGCAGGCAATGTCAATTTCAAACCACCCTCAACCACATTAGCGGTATCACCATCGTCAGTGAGTTCAAGAAGTGCAAAGGTCAATTTAGAGGAGTTAGACTTACCTGTGATAGTAAGTGTCCCGCCTGTTTTTGGAACTGTGATTTCTGCACCGTTGTCAAAACTTACAAATTCCGGCTTCGCTTTCTGCACAACCGTATAAGTTTTATTAGGAGAAACCCCTGTTGCAGTTCCTGTCACGGTTGTTGTACGTTGTTCACGACCTGTGTGAACTGTACCCGTGTTGGTGATTGTTGCGTTACCTACCCCTGACATTGGGGCGACGGTTAACCATGCTGCTTTTGCCATCTCTTTTTTTTTTGGTTAAACAATTTTATTCGTAAACAAAAGTACACATTATATCTAAAACTGCCTATTCAAGCGTCCAATGAATATCTTGACGAGCATTAATTTCCTGTGTCCCTTTATTAGTTATCTCATTAAGCCAACAATGACTAGAACCAAATGCAAACGGCTCTTCACCGCCCTCAACAGTTAATACCCAATCAGTATTGGAATATATCTTTTGTGTCCCAACACTATCTTCATCCAACCAAACATAAGGGCTACCAAAGACAAAATACTTAGTAGGTTCAGGCGGATTATAATTTGGGTCTGTGCCAATTACAATAGCGGGGTCAATAATGAATTTATTTATCAGCTCCGGTCTAATAATACTTGCATAGCGGTCAATTTCTTCAATTTCCAAATCTATACTTTTTATCAGTATTGGGGTAGGAAACAGCTTATTTTCCATAATAAGCTCATTCGTATTGAACTCAAACTTTACAAATTCCTCTTCCAGCGTATTACGTGCACCAATCAATAACGAATACAGAACTTCGCAAATTAACACGCTTTCCAAACTATTATCGCTAAAGCACATAATTGAAACGCTTGAAAAAGACGGTTGGCGAAAACCCTCTCGTTGATGTTCGGGGTCGCCAAATAAATCTTCTACTGGAAGCCCATAGCCACCAATAGGAGCATCATGCACCTGTTTCCTTGCAGGCTCACGAATTACAACGCACGGAAGATGGCTTTTATCCAACGGGTATTCCAACACCGTGCGTAATTTGCGAGGGCTTGTATTACGTCGCAGAAACAACTTTTTTGCTTCCTCATAAAAATCAAAGTTTCTATCCTTAGTGCCATAAAACATCTGGTATAGAAACGTTTGTTCTTCCGGTAAAGCCTCGTAGTCTGACTGGACATAATTTAACAGCCCGTCAATTATCTGCCTTATTCTTGCAATTATTATCATATCAAATCTGACTTAAAAATTCATCAATTGCCATTGAAGCAACTGTTTCAATTTGTGCTTCGTCCAAAGCCTTATTCATAAACTTATGAGCCTCAAATCCTGGATGTATCCAACTTAATGGGTCACTCGTATCACTCACTCGCCTAAATGTAAAGTAACCGCCTCTATCCTCAGATTTAGTAGAAGATATATTTAACCTCACTAAGCCTTCGTATTTGGGCGATTTATGTGTATAGGAAGGAATAACCCCTTGAGCGGTTTTAAGTTCCGCCCTCTGCCCTAATTGAGCAAACTGCGGGGGAAGTTGGGCTGTTGTTACAGGTGCTCCGGCATTTTGTTTGGCAATGTCATACACTTCTTTAGGTAAAACAGACTGAAAAATTCCACTTTCTGCAACCGCTTCCGGAGTGGCGTGCCTAAATGGTACGGTTAAATACCACCCATTACCAAGTTTCTTTGTTTTACGTTTTGGTGAAGCCGCAAAATACGGCTTTTCGTCATACGCATCTTTTCCCTCTTCCAAAGCTAGTGCCAATCCGTCCTCACCACCTGACAAACCAAATATCACTTCGGTCGGGCTTATGCGGTCAACATACATTGCACGCTTGTATATCTTTCTGGTTTGCCGTAAATTTTTGTCAACTATATCTTCCCATTTGCTAGTATATTCCGTAACAATACGGGAGATAATACTAGCCCCCAATTCCGTAGCCTGTTCTCCTGTTAAAGAAAACTCCGCCACTACTTCACTCAAATCAAGGTGTATTGGTATCATAATCGTTAAAAATTAAACCACTCCCATCAAAATTGGGACGCTGCATATCTATCAGGTGTGACCGCCTGCCTACTGCCTGCAATGGCATTTTAATCACTTCTAAGGCTCCTGATTGCTTATTCGCTTGCATAGAGGCACGAATTTCGTGTGGGGCATCTATAATGTGATATTCTACCCTGTGTTTGTACAGGAAGGACACCCCTGCCCCCTCTGGCACATTTCCAGCCGCAAATTGAACACAATACTTATTGTTCGGAGATACCTCATACACCGTTGGGTCTAACTTATACAAAGGAACATCCGCCCCCATATAAAGAAACACCGCCTCAATATCTATTGGTGCATAAGAAAGAAACACCGCCACAATGTCATCAACCATCGTGTGAGCTACTTTTAATTCAGTGAACCACGCATATTCATCATTTACTACAATACGATTCAAATAGCTAATAAGCTCTTTATCCGTATCTCTTACAGTTATTGCAGCCGTCCCCATCAATTCTGGAGCCCACTGTACGTATTGAGTAATTCGGTTCAGCCCTGTAATTAGTGCTCTAGTTTGTATTGGATTGACATAGAAGTATCCTGAACCGTGGCAATTCTGACATCCCGGCATAGGTGCTCCAGAAGCTCCTTGGCACGGACATCTAATAGCTCGCTCACAGGTAATGTCATACCCGTGAGACCATATTGCAGCGTCAAAATCCTTGGGTCTAAAATAGACGGCAGGCTGACCAAACATATCGGGCGAATTACTACTATTAATCGGTCTATTTCCCATCGTGTATTCTCCTATTTATAAGACGGCTGATTTAATTTCGTCATAAATTAATTTTATACGTTTTACCGTCTCTTTGATTTCACGTTCATATTGAACCAACCTCGCCCCATATCCAGCGTTCGTTGCACTGGAAGTAGAACTAATAGATTGACTTAGACCATCCACACCTAAACTTTGAGCCGCAATACCTGCACCCAATATAAGGTCTCCCGCAATACCTAACGGACCGAACGTTGCTAACTTGCCAATAAGATTAATTAAATCCATAGGCATATTATCCAAGTCAAATCCAGTAATATACTGTAAATCCCAATAATCAGGTATCATCAAGAAATGCTGACTGCCTAACTGCGTAGTCAATCCACTAAGAATAACCTCGGCATTTGCAGTCGCAACGGCTGTTCCTGTTGGCACAATAGACACACGACGCTTATACTGTCCGTAGCTGTTACGGGTATTAGTAAGCCATTGCGTCGGGTAGCTTATTTGCTCCAATTGGTTAAACCGCCCCGTCAACGAAATTGGTCTGTTAACGGGGTAGTTTGTGAATAATATAGGGAATGACTGCCAATAGTCGGCTCGGTAAAAGGTCAACTTTTCAAGGGCGATGAACTGATAACGCAATTTCAAGTTGAAATAATTTTCTACTTCCTGTTGCGCTGCCTGTATATAGAAGCGCATACTTTCGGGGCTGAAACTTGTACCGTCTCCGCCTTGTATTTTAATTCCATACAGGTATATCGCAAAAATTTCTGTCGGGCTTAAAATCATCCCTTCGTTCTTGCGGTATTTCATCGTCAATGTAAGTTGTCCCATAACGATTATTCTCCTTTAGATTGTTCCATGATAAAGTTAATCATTTCCGGCTTTTTGCCGTTCGCAATAGGCGTCATGTCAATTTCTGCCTCTTTAGCAAATTCCAAAATTTGCGCTTTGGTCATCAGCTCCAATTCTGCACGCAATTTTTCCTCTTCTGTGAGCTCTGCTTGGGCTTCTTCCGTTGGAGCGGGTGCTGTTACAGGTTCTTGAGGTGCGCCCTTACTACCGACTTCTTTGATGCGTAAATCGTGCTCCTTTTGATACTCCGATTTCCACACTTCAATTTCCGCTTGGGCTTCTTTAAGCTGTTGCTCCAACGCTGCTTTAATGTTAGTCAGGCGTCCAAGTTCTTTGTTCAAAAATTCTTCTCTGTCTGCCGCACTTGCTTGTAATGCAACCTCTCTAGGAGTTTGAAATGCGGGCTGTGTTCCGTCCTCATACAATCCCGGAAGTCCAAGTGCAAGAGCTTCTTCACCAAATGCGTCTTCTACTTCTGCAATGCAGTTGTCAAACTTTACTCTTGTTCCGTTAATGTTGACAACTTGTGTGCCGACCTTTGCATAAAATAATTTCATAATCTCTTTTGTTTATTAGTTTATAAAATAAACGGGGTGTAGGGGTAAACCCCACACCCCGTCATTATTATACGTATCTTATTGGTTAAACCGGAAGTCCAATTTTACCGATGTTGATGATACGTGCGATTTTTCCTGGCTGATACAATACCGGAGAACCGTAGTTCAATACAGAGAACGAACGACGAGGACCGACAATAGCATAGTCAAGTTTCATCGTACCACCCAATTCAAGGTATTCGTTGATTTCGCTGCCATTGAAGTAAATCAAAGCGGATTTACATCCAGCAATCCAACGGTTACGGTCGTTAACAGTGTTTTCGGCTGCACCGTCCCATCCTGCTGCGAGCTCTGTTTTGCTTACTTCAAAAATTGGATAGAAATCAGCAATGTCCTTAGACACCGGATTTACTTCGGTACGATAGATAACGAAGCAAGTTTCAGGATATGCAGAAGAACCTGCACTCTTGAACTTCAACGCTACTGATTGAGTTGCACCAACTGCTAAAGCGTCAGCGGTCAACAAAGTAGGTTCACTTTCACCATAACGGTTCTTAGCTGTTACAGCATACAGGTAATTACCTGCGTGAACTGTACCGAACTTCGTTTTAGCATCAACGAAAGCTGCTGCCGGAGCTGTTGTATCAGCGATAGGAGCGTTCGGTGCTTTATCAGAAGTTTTGGCATTACCCAACTTGATAGCTTCTGCCCAATCAAAGAACTTGTCGGCTTTTACAGAAACTTTACCGAATTGAGTTTGGATGTCGTTTACAGACTGACCCATAGTTGCGCCAACAACGCCACCCGCCATTCCTACGATAACTCGCTTGCTTTCGTGGAACAGTTTAACATAGTTGTTAAACACAATAGGAGCTGAAACGATACGGTCAATAACACCGTTTCGGTCGTTAACAACAGCCTGTGCAGCATCTTCAACCATACGGTCGTTCAATACTGAACCATTTGCGTTGATTACAGATACGTCACCAAAATAAGCATCCAATACCTGTTCAGATGTCTTACCAAGCAAACCGCCTGTAATATCGTTAATACCCTCTACGTGTTGTGCGAACACACCGTCAAACTCTTGTTCAATTTTGGAACGGTTAGAAGTGATAACCTTTTTGTCCAACTCTGTCTGTAACAGGATAGTTTTGTTTTCAACTTCCTTAGTGTACAAACTGCCGACAACGGTTTTCACAATCATACCCGGATGAGTAACCTGTCCAGTCACACCAGAGAACGCAACTACGATAGATTTACGTCTGTAAATACTGTCGGTTTCTGTCGGGGTTTCGCCTTCAGAATTGAATATACCCACGTTCTGTCCGTATTTGTACAACTGATTGTACTGATGAACGGTACTTTCAATTCGTTGACGTGGCAATTCATTCCAGAATACCAATTGGTCTAAACGGTTTTCCAAATTCTTCAGCACGTAATCCAAGCTCTCAGGTTTCAAACCTCCACCATTATTGAGCTGATTATCGTACTGCATACCAGTCATAAGACCAGCTTCCATCGCTTTCAAAATTTCGTCAGCGGTCATGCTTTCCAACGGATTATCGTTGTTCTGCCCTTGATAATTGTATAAATCCATATTATTTTAATCTTAAAAGTTTCACTTCACGAAATTATTTAACTAGACGCACGCCTTTCTTTTCGTACAGGTATTGTGCAACAGGTTCACCAATAGCACCACCAATCGGGTCAAGAATGTATGCCATTGCATTGTCATTCAATGACTTCGCAAGGGTTTTGTCTTCCTCTTCCTGAATGGATTTAAGTATAAGTTCACGTACCACCAAACGGTCACGGCTTGCACTCAAGGAAGTTTTACCTACTTGGTCTTTGATACCACCGCCCTCGGCAATACTTTTTTCAATGATAGCTTGGCTCAAACCAGAAGTTTTGAAACTTGGAGCTTGTTTACCAAACAATTCAATAGCCGTTTTCATTCCTTCCATAGACTTCTCAATGCGGTCTATTACGGGATTGAAATACGCTTCACAAGTACGCTCAACAATTGCAGGAATAGACTTTAAAATCTCTTCGTTCTGCGTGTTTACTGCACCCAAAATCTCTTCGGACATAGATTTGTAGAAAGCATCCAAGCCCAAAGACTTTGCAATGTCAGGTTTGTTATCACCGCCCATGTCGCAATCTTTCTTGCCTTTACCTTTTTCAAGGTCTTTATCAGCATCTTCGTCTTCGTCCTCAATTTCTTTCTTTTCCTTCTTTTCGTCCTCTTCTTGTTTCTTGTCACGCTTTTCATGAACGTCATCCCCTGCACCCTCTCCGTGGTCATCGGGTCCGTACTGCGTAGACTTAGCCAAGTCAATAGCACCTGTGGCAATCCACTCCGCTACTGTCTCCTCAGAAAAATCACTACTTAATAGCGATTTAACCAAAGCATCTTCTTTTTGTTCTGATGTTAATACATACATAATCTTCAATTTTTCTTGGTTAAAATTATAGCTTAATTTCTTTTCCTAAAAATGTCCTATCAAATTTTCTCTTCAATAATTCGGAATTTTGAATCGATAACTATCCGTTTATCTCCGATAACTTTTTCAAACATAATGTCTCTATCCAAACGACTTTTGATAAGAGAACCCGTAGGAATGAAATCTTGCTCTTGCACACCCTTAACAAAATCTAAATAGGAGTTAAAGTTCACAGGGGTAAACGTTAACGCAATATTATTGATAATTGCTTTCGTAATATGCTTTTCATTCTTGGGGTCACGCTCCAGTGCCTTGCCCTCTATGGACATTCCCGGACGTCGTGTACTGCCACTCTCTTTCATCTCAATACACTTGTCCCAAAAGGCACGGGCTTCGGGGCTTTCTGACCAGAGTTTACCCTTTACCCAAAATTTGTTATTGATGATTCTACCGTCCAATGGCTCGCCAATCCAGAAACGGCTTTTCAGCTCTTTGGCACGAACGGTCAAGTGGTCTAAGTTGAACAACCCGTGTTTTAAGAAGTAATCTATAACGAAGCCATTTGGCTCCATGCTATCTCCTTGATAATCTTCACTGCTGTCGCTCGCAATACCCTCAAAGACCATATTTTCGTATCTCCGGTCATCCCCCCGTTCATATTGGGTGGCTTCCTCAGATTTCATAAAATCAATAGGCAACCAGAAATTAAAATCATTTGAGGTTTTCTTTTTCATGTCTTACAGTTTAAATTCTGGACAAAAATACAAATCTTTTCAAAGAGGCACAAATACCGCATCACCAACGTAATCGGTTCCGTTTTCATTTGCCATTAAGAAATCATCGTTAAGTGTCCGTACTTTCACAGAACCCGCTAACAAACCGCTTCTCATTTTATCAAGTAAAATTCGCATATTTACCTCGTCTCCGTCATACACAATTTCACATTCTGTCAAACGGTTGGTGGTCGGGTCGGACTTGTACTTAGTTTCAAACACTGCAATAGGCTCATCCAGCTTTAAACAACTGTCACCAATTTTTATTTCACTTTCCCCGTCAATGGCTTTCATTACTTGTTCCAAATTCTTCATCGGGTCACGTACAGGTACAATGACTTTTTTCTTTGTCATCGGAGGTGGTGCAGGTTGGGCAATCGTCTTAACGCTGCTATCCATACTTTCAGGCATCAATGGTTTTGCGTCATCTGTTCCAATAGCTTTCTTTAATATGCGGCTAAATGCAGGTACAAACAAATCAGGGGTAATTCTACCCTCTTCAAGAGCCTTCATTAACGGCATAGCAAGAACTTCCTGATGGGGTTGCATCAAAAATTTTGTTACGATTTTTCCTTGGTCAAAAATAAACGGACGCAAAGGTACTTCGGCAGGATTTATCCATTCGTGATAACAATGTTCCATCGCATCGCACGTAACAGGTTGAAATTCGTCAACTGCTACTTGATAATACTTAATATGTGCATCAGCCGTTTTGTACTCCCCCAATTCAAGAACACCCGCTTCAGGTAGAGGGTCTAAATTGGTTTCTTCCTTTAATTCCCGCAATGCAGCCGTCATAAAGTCCTCTCCTGGGTCAACGTGCCCTCCAGGAATACAAACTGTTCCATTAGGCGTAAAATCGGTCACACGATGCAAAATGAGGAGTTGACCCTGCTTGTTAAATGCAAGCACATCAGCATACTTTGTCGGCTCACCTGTAACACTCTTTATAATGTCAAAATAAACCGATTTTGCAAGTGTGCCCGCTTTAAACCTACTACGGGCTTCATCCAACAAATCAATGTCACTGCACGCTTTACCCACTTCATCGTCATTACGTAACTTTTCCATGGACTTAATAATGCGTGCCCGTTCAGAAACGGCTGCTGACACTTCTTTTTGGTGGCTCTTCATAAAGGCGTTATAACTGTCAAACACTTCAGTTCGTTTGCTCTCGGGCAACGTGGCAATATCATCTATGATTGACTTTTGCAACATAAATTTATCAGCCAACTCCTGTCCCAATTCATCAAGCTGTTTCAAGCGGTTCTTGTACCCCTTGTATTCTTCAACTTTTTCTTGGGCTGTTTGCAGCCCTAACAACTTTTTCAGGTTCATACTAAATACTCTTTATTTCCGATTGTTATTTTAACTTTGCTTTTCCTTTCTACTTGCGGCTTATAATCTTTAGGCGGTTCAAACCTACCTGTCTCCTCATTCCATTCGTAACCTTGCGGCAAATAACGCAAATCGCAACGGCAAAACGGATGAACGGGATGAATGGTGGCTTTCCAATCACGTACTTTTACCCCGTAATTAGTGCCATTAGCAAGCAACGTAGAAAGTTTAAAAACACGAGGTTTACTTCCAACTCCATTTGTTAGAAACAACCTGATGCAATGTTTGCACGCTCCGGGAAAAACATCAAAATATACCAACGGGTCAGGGGCTAATGTCATCATATATTGCGCCTGACCCATGTTGTACACATCCTGACATTCTGTTTCCACGATACGCCCCCAATCTCTTTGCCAATCATTCATCTGATTGGCAATATTGGAAGTAATTTTCTGGACAGTACGTTTTTCCAGTGTGCCATCAGCTATTTCTTTAGCTAGCATCTCTTCACCCTTTTGGCGTGCCGCTTCTTGTGCTGCAAGGTAGTTTATCTCTTCTGCGTCTATAGAAGCCCTTACATCATTTTTAAGCCTCTCCCCTAGCCCCTTTATGTGAGTGTATGTTTTCTTAGCGGCTATACTATAAAAAGCCATTTCCCTCGTAGTAGGAGCAAATAAGCCCATATTTGCCAGAAACTTCTCAAAATCAGTATAACTCATTGACCGAGACGCCTGCGTTCCAATGGCAGCCGAAACACGACCAAATAGAAAGGCTTGATAATGGGACGGAAACTTGGGTATTAATTTAACCAAGTCCACGCCCCTGTTTTTCAGCATTGTCAAATCTGCCTGCGTTAAGTAGTCCTTACCTAGTGTTTCCGCAACCATCTTCGCCACTGCTGTATCAATAATACCTAGTATCTGTTTTATGTCTTTTTCTGTAAACAGCATTATTTCTTCTCCTTGGTAATTGTCACCATTTCTTCCACTAATTCACCAAACACCCTGACAGCCGAAAACGAATTTTTAGCCTTGTTTTCATACTTCGCCTGAATGTTTGGATAACGTAGCGGGTCAACGTGATGTTTTATTCTTGGTGAAACAGCCCTTTCCATATCAACTCCTTCTGCCTAATTGTTTGTCAATAAATTCTAAGGCAGTGCCTAAAATTGGATTGCCATTTATAGATTTCTCCATAAATAACTTGTCAATTTCTTTATCAGCATCTGTCTTGTCTTCTTCGGCAATATCGTTCATATAGTCACCACCCATCATCTTAGCACTTTGCGCCTGTTGGTACACGCTATTAAGTATCGTATCCTTTTCAGGGTCAAACGGACGACCGCTATATTTCTCAAACATGTCCTCAAGACAAACAAAACCGTTCTGTATCTTCTGAACGTCTAACTTAACTTGTGCTTCCTCATCCTCAATTTCAATACCCGTAAAAGCAAACTCTAAACGGTCGTCAATTTCGCTAATTATGTACTTATTAATAACGTTCTGGTAAAATACCAACAACGGGGTCAAACCTTTCTGTTTAGAATGGTCTAGACGCTCCTTTTGTCCCTCTTGTCCGAATATACGTGCTGCGTCCTCAAACTGAAAGCCCAATTCACTCGGGTCCATGCGATATACGGCACATGCAATCACTAATAGGAATTTCACCCATTCAGTAAACTCCATGTCACGGTTATTCTTTTGTAAGTCAATCCATTCAAGGTCTATGCCTTGTACAACGGGTATTTTGTGAGAATTGTAAACGGTAGACATTGTTTGTTTCCAATCCTGTCTAAACTCGTTTAACGTTCCTTGGTCAATATTCCCGTTCTTTACATTAATAAAACCTTTCGGCTGACTTCCCTGTTTAAAGAAGTTTCCGTTATACTGCATACCCCACAATATCCACGTAACAATTTCTACCAATGTTTCCAATTCACTACATCCGTAGCCATTCTTGAATACATTAGTTGTCTTATTACGTATGCCATATCCAAGCTCCCAAGGATAAAAAGCTACATATTCCCCTGTAACAGGGTGGCGAATAATTTGCCCATCCCATACCATAGCATAACGGGGAAGATACCCATGCCATCGGAACTGTTCAAACATTTGCGCATAGCGGGGGTCGTTCGTATCTAGCTGCCGAATTAACGCACCATCCACGGCACGAAACTTCTTTAACTTCAAATCGCGACTACGTACTACTTCAAAGCACATTTGGTCTAAACGCAAACTATCGTTTAGCACCTTGCGGGTAAACTCCTGGAAATTATCTTCACAGTCCCACTTCTCATTTTCCCCGCCCTCTTCCAGAAACTTAACAATGTAATCAACAATTTTCTTGTCTTTATCACTAAGTTCCTTTTTATTCTTATCACCCACTGACCCCGGAGATTGTTTATAACGTATCTGATATCCGGGCTTCTGGTCATCATTACTGTATTTGAGATAGTTTTGCACTTGCTCAATACGAGTATTGATAATGGATTTAATAATAAAGATATCGCCCATGCGATTGAGCGTATTAAAAGAAAAGCCCGTTGCAGGGTCGCGATATCCTTTACCATTGAAACCAATTTCAGACGGGTTCCAAAGAATTGATTTTATTTCAGGTTGGGGAAGTTTGCGTCCGCCTTTTTGCTGTGCTATAAAATTCTGAGCCTTTAGCACCTCTTCAAAATTTTCAGAGTTTAAAGACTTCTCTAGCCTGTTGCGTAGGGCTATCGGAGCGGCTGACGCTAATGCGTTCAGTTCCTCCATACTAAGACCTTCCAATGCTTCAAAGGGAGCCTGTTGCGTGGCTCCCCGTTGGGCTTGGTTCAGTCTTTGACGTTTCCCTCTATTACCCATAATTAAATCGTATTAGGAGTGACAAATACCTTTGCTTCGTATGTACGGTTATCGTAAATGAATTGAATTGTAAACCAAGTCACCGCCTTTGGATTGTAAATGGTCAGGTCACGTACGATGTCAAACATAATGTACTCCTTCATTTTAGAAGTAAGCACCTTACCATCTTCGCTGACAGTGCCGACACTTTCAGGCACATTTTTAAATGAAAGTTGTGCATCGTCTGCCCAAACTTTAACCTGATATTCATCGTCATCTGCCCCCTGTTTGTTAAACTTAGCCACCAACCACGGCAAAACATCTTTGCTAGCTGAATACGGGTATTGCTCAACATAAGAAGCCGGAACTACACTGTTGTAAGTTGCTTCGTTATAAGCGACACCAAGTTGCAAACCAAAAATAATTCCCTTCGGCTCAGGTTCACCACCTGTAAAGTCAGCACTTTCATCAATGATGAGTGTACCACCCTCGTAACACTCTACTTTACATTCGCATCTTTTAGCTGCATTCAGCATTTCCGGAATGCTTACTGTATCACCCATCTTAAAAGCCAATCCAGCGTGTACCAATCCACCGTAATTCTGACCGATAAGACCTGTCACCATAAAATTATTGATAGCCGCTAGACCATCGGTTTCAACGGTTACTGTTTCTTCACCTTTTGAATAAACATATTTCTTCATCTTTTCTATGTTTTAGTTCTACCTTTAAACGGTACAAATGTATAATAAAAAGAGTAAATTGGAAAGCCGCTAGTCCTCGTCCTCTTCCTCGTCAGGATTCGCACGCCTCATTAATTCATGAGTTTCTTTATCCGTGGCGTATCGGGCTTTACCCAATTTATCAATCAGTACATAAATAGAAAGTCCGACATTTATTTCACCTGTCACACCATCTGGAAAAGCAAAATAAACTACATAATTTTTGTAGTTTTCCAACTTAATCAATTCAAATCCTTCTATTCCTCCTAGGAACTTCGTGGCTATCGCCCGAGTTACCTCTTCTGTCATTTTACTCATAATGCATTGCGTAATCTTTAACAATATTTGGTTTAATGAGTAAATTATCTACTCGAATTATCCTGCACAAATATTTAGGACTAACCTCGTCCAATAATTCTATCATAGGTACATTCTTCCCATTTTGAGGGTCGTAAAAGGTCAAATTACCGTCAGCGTGCCTTTCAGCGGTTATTATATGCCCCGCACTATCCTTACCGCTAACCCATCCATAAGAAAAATTATAACGTCCAGTCTCTTTTGTAGCTTCTAAAATATTTTTACGTAAATCCGACTTTGATTTCTGGCTTTTTCTAACCTTAATTGTTTTATTATCTGGAGCACAAGTTATTCTCACAACTTCGGGTTGCTGTCCAGTTAGCGGGTCTATCCATGCAAAGGTGCAATCCCTCGCCATTGCTTCTTGTGTAGAACTTGCTTTTGGCTTAGCACCCAAATCAAATCCTCTTAATCGCAATTCATGCACTACCACACACGTTTGACAATTTACGCCATAAAGTTTGTTAGTACGAAATTTAGGATTTCCACGCCCCTGATTAGCTTCCTCAAAGCTCATCGGTTTGCCCTGTTTTATCCCAACATTCTTAGAAATATTCTTATTGTTTTCAGCAACCTGTTCTTCAAATGCTTTTGTGCGGGCTGCACTCATATCTTTAGCTTGAGCCCTATCAGCCACACTTTCAGCAACTAGCTCAAATATCCTATCAAATTTTTCTTTTTCATCATTTGAAAAATTCTGTTTAGTGCGCATGTCCATATCCATAGATAAAAACATCCTTATTTTATCAATCAGGGCTTTAGGAGAACTCGTATATTTATCAATACGCATAAACCTACTTGCATCCCCAGGATATTGAACCATATATTCTTCCTCCCCATCTACTTTAGATATAGTTGTTCCAGGAAAAAATGCAGAAGCCATTTCAGCCACTTCTTTAGGCTTAGTAAAAGCTACTTCCCTAGGCTTTGTTTCCATGATATCCGCCCATGCGTTTCGAACTCTGGTGTAAAGCTCATTAAAGGATTCGGGTTTCTTGTACTCCTTTTTAGGCTCCTCCTTTGCGGGTTCGGTTTTAGGTGCAGGTTGTTCCTCCTGTTTTTCCTCGGTTTTAGCCCCTCTACCCCGACGGGCTATTTCTGCCTTAACCGTCATAATACTGTACAGGGCTTCGGCTCGTTTTGACTTGCTTAGATTGTCAAAATTTTTGTTAAACTCTGCAACCATACCCTTTTCCATGTCCTGCAAAGTTTTGTCACCGATTTTAGCTTTGTCCTTCCAAGCCTTGTCAACCTCTGCCCTAATTTTATTAGAAAGATATTTCTTAAGATTAACCTTTCCGCTTTGAGGCATATCGTCAAACTTTACACGGGTATATGTTTCAGGCTCTTCAGATTGAGCTTTTGGCTCTTCCTTAGGAGTTTCTTCTTTCTTTCCAGTCTGTTTTGCAGAACCCTCTGTTTTGCGACGGTTAATTTCCATTTCCGTCAGTTTGGCGGCAATCTTTGCGGTCGGGTTTGGCTTGACATTTGTCCTAAGAGCTTCTAAGGTGCTTTCCAATACCTTATCGGGAGCATATTTAAGCAAATCAGAAATACGCTTTTCCACATCTTCTGTACGTCTACCATCCTTAATCCTACCGCCTAATATGTGCCCCAACTCATTGATTTCCTTATGTAATTGGTCAAGAGTTAATTTGCTAGGGTCAACAGTTTCGTCTTCCTGCTTCTTACTGCCATATTCTTGACCTACACGATGAAGCCGCCTGTTCTTAGCGTTGTCTTCATACCGACCGTGGCGTGATTTTTCTATATCGTCCATATCTAATCAAAATTAAAGTGGCACTACAAAGATAAACATTTAAAACGAATATCCCAGATAGTGCCACCGAAATTCTTAAATTATTTCCAATCTTCCGGTAACGTTGCCTCTTTACCCATTTCTTTGGCACGCTTCTTTATCCACCGTTTAGCGGCTGCGGGGTCTTTAGCTCTACCGACACTACGTATGGCGTCCTTCAAGTCTTGTTCGTTACGAATAGGAAAAGAACCATCTGGCATGGCTTCGCCCTCTTTGGCTAGCTCTTTACGTTCCTTTTCAGGAAAGTAATGTTTATTCACTGATTTCATTAATAAATCTTCCATTTTTCTTAATTTTAGTCCTCGTAATATTCAAGTTCCTCTAAAATAGTATCCCAAAGTTCCTTTGCGGCTTTTTCAGATGTAAGTGCCCCAAACTCAATTCCTTCGTCGGCATCACCAATAATAATTTCTCCCTGCCCATCTTCATCAATTTCTATATCAATAGGCACGCCTCTAAATTTCTTGTGAGCGACAACACTTGGGTAATCTTCATCACCACCTTTCTTCCATTTTAAATTCTTAAATTTGCTTTCAAAGAAAGATTTGGATGCTTCAGAGGGTGTTACTTCACTTTTTTTTATCGTCACTGTCTGCCTTTCCACCATTGGCAACACGCACAAATTCCTCAATCTTTTCTTTCAGCATGTCCAAGCCTGTATATGCGTGCGTCTGACTGCCTGCTTCAACATAATATATCGGCTTGTGAGTATCTTCGTCGTATGTGCCACGGTTCACAATAGTAGCTTCGTGACCGTCAATGGTAATTTTCTGATAGGCGGCATCTTTGTGAATATCCTTAATGCTGTCTATCTTCAAAGGATTTTTCTTGGAACCCGGATTAGGCTCTTTCTTTTTCTTTTCAGCTTCTTCGTGCAGCTTTTTATCACCCTTTTCACCGCCTTTACGTTCGTCGGCTTTTGCGTGCAGTTTTTCGTCGCCTTTTTCACCACCCTCTTTTTCTTTAAGTTTGGCGTATTCAGCATCGTGTTCCTTTTCCATGCGGGCAATGGCATCCGTCATACGTTTTGCCTCTGCCTTATCTCCTCTCTCTAAGGCTTCTTGTTTGCGTTTTCCTAGGGCGGCATATACTTTGCCATACTTAGCGTCCAACTTTTCTATTTCAGCCTTTGTATCGCCCACACGCTTCTTTTCTTTGTCAGTTTCTTCTGTGCCTTTGCCCTCACGCTTTGCATAAGGTTGACCGACACGGTGCAGTCTACGATTTTCAGGAGTATCAGCGTAACGCCCTGTTCTCATGGCTTTAATAATGTCTTCGTCAATTTCCTCGCTTTCCAAAGACTTCATAAAATCCGGTGACGGTACAAAAGCCTCACCAACACGATTCAATTTTCTGTTAGTAGGGGTATCGGCAAAAACTCCGGCAATACCTTTCAACAGCACGCCATCTTCTGTCTTTTCCCAATTCACTTGTTCCGGTCGGAAATAACGTGTCACCTCTTTACCATTCTCATCAATACAAATGGCTTTTTGCAAGAAAGCAATGTCAGCCGCAAACAACTCCTTTTCATCAGAAGTTAATTCATTCTTCATGCTTTTCTGCAAGCCATCTTTGTAGTATGCAGCCACCTCTTCAGCGGTAAACACTTCATAACCATTATCTGCGGCTACCTGTTCAAATGTAGCCAAAGAAATTTTCTTTTCCATATTTCTGTTTATTTTACAATTAATACAATTAGTGAACCAACCCAAAATAAAACAGGCAATGTCATTCCGGCTAGTATGTCATACCAATCAAACGCACTACCATGTTCTCTGTCCTTATATTCTGCTGACGCCATAGCAACCAATACAGTTCCAGAGGCTAACAGCAAATTCGCAAACCAATCAACAGCAACCACCGCACCCGCCAACAAAAAGACGGCTAAAATAATACCCCCTGTTGCAGCGTGTTTATAACGGTTACTCTTTTTATACCATTCAATTATCTTTTTCATTACTTCTTAAATATTGGATGATTAATATCAATAAGAATATCTAAAGCAAACAAATTCTTCAGCGCATTAATGCTCAACATATCAATTGTCTTGGAATAAAGCATAAGTTTGTAGAATATTCCTTTCCAATAGTTATTAGTAACAGCCCCAATAACTAGCCCTTTAGTATCAATACCTGAACCCTTAATTATAGGAATTCCGTTGTAACTTTCTGTTGTTTGATAAGTAATGTTTTCAGGTCTATTTACTCGCTCAACATTTATATACCCACCAAAGGACGCACTTCTGTAATAAGTGTCATTAGTTATTTCGTACTCTAGCATAAATGCAGATTCACTTATTGGGGTACTAACAACACCTTTGTGAATAAAGCATTCATTCATAGGATTATCCTTATTCGCCCATACCCTTTTAGCAATGGCAGTAAAATCAGTAATGGCTAGAATATTTAAATTTTCAAGATAAGCGGTTTTTCCATTAAATACGAAGCCATTTTGATATTCCGGAATCTGGGTGATGGTAACACTATTTCCAATACCCGGATTACCAAAACCACAAAATCGACCAGAGCCGCTATACAAGGTGTTATGTGAAGCGGGTAATACATTCACCCCATCTACAATTCTAACTGATTTAGGAAACCCAGTTTCATCAATATAGCTATAATCAATATCGGCTCCTGTTTTAATAACCTTAAACGAAGGAATGTCAGGATATTCTTTACCCCCTACGTTATAATACAGTAGCATAATATGACTTATGGCATTTTTACAGTCTATCTTACTACTTGTTATAGTTGAATTACTACTGTTCCATATACTAGTATCGAGAAAATCAACTTCGTACTTTCCGAACCCGCTATCCAGTTTAAAATCTGCATTTTTCACTGAAAGAGCATTGGCTACGTCCTTACTCACTTGTTCAGTAATAGCGTCCCTATCGGGGTCGTCATTCGTTTTGCCAAAGCAATCCCAATAATATTCAGGCTTCTCAACGTAACCGCCTGCAATACCCACAATATCGTTCAAATCTTTAATTTCTTCCTCGGGGCTTATTTCGGGGAAAGACATGAACGCAAATAAAGCCATTTGAGCATAGTTAATATTTGCATTAGAAAAACCTATCCTGGGACTAAGAGTGCCTACCCCTAATTCTGGGTCATATAATTCAATAATATTATGAGTTATATTCCTTAATTGACTACATTCAATATGGTTGTTGAGTACACCATCAATATAAGTACTGCCTCCTACATTTCTTCCTCTATATGCAATAGCTAAACCACCGACAACGACTGCGCCATTATATATGGCAAAACCTGCGTCGCCTCCTCTTTGGTCGTATAATATAGCATCCCCGACATTACTCTGCCAATTTACTTTCATCAGGACTTGTTTACCTCCATGTTCCAGTGCAGGAATCGTCATGCAGTTGTTAACCCCGTTAAAGCAAATAGCTCCTTCGTATTCTCCGATTTGTTGAATAACGAGATTAGACCAATCTAAATTAGCACCTTTTGTTATTCTAAATCCACTTGAAACAGTAATTAGTATATTATCAAAAGATAAATCATTTCTACCGTTAGATAGTTCTATAAAAGTGTCAGCATTTACTCTAAAGTTTAATATACCTCCTTCTGGAATACCTGTAATATTAACACTAAAACTATTCAATATAGTATTTGCACCTTTGTAAGCTACCCAACTGTTTGTCGGATTAAAATTAGAATTAGTTTTAATAGTATTATCGGTCAATATTGCTCCGTTGTATACTCCCCAAGTAGTAAAGTTTTCTACATATCCATTAGCACCACTCATTCCAGCGAATTCAAAGTTATTGAATACACCGTGGTTGCCGTGCCCACTCAAGTCAGGCTGATGTCCCAAGTACTTATAGCTAGAATTTGGTATAGGCAGAATCTGATTACTTAATATGCAGTTAGGCTCATTAGATAGCTTACATGTCGCTGTACAAGTAAACACCATTTGTTTTTCAACAACATGTGCAGTGCTAGGCAAAGGATTTCCATTTAATTTAGCATTACTAACAGTATATAAACCTTCCAAAAGGTTAGCATAGGCAACTCCTTTAGTTCTAGTAATAGTACTTCCTACTTTTGCTTTACCACCCCAAGAAATCAAATTACCATTTTCGTCTATAAATTCAAAGAACAGTGGGTACGCCTGTACAATATCCTCAAACCTAATATATTCATCAATAGCGATGTTTATGTTTTGTGGGGATTTGTCGGGTAAAGTACCATTAAAAGTAAACCTATTGCCATTGATACTAGGAGTCCCCAAAGACACTCCATTTACTGTCAAGGATGTAACTTCGTCTGCTGCACCCTTCGTTGTTATGGCAACCCTTAATTTAGAACTAATTAAATAATAATTCTCTACAACAGCGGGATAAGTATTAATATAGAAATCTACTACTTGATACTCTGCATTACTTTCCACAACAGGGTTCCATTGGACGTAGTTTTTATCTACCCCAATCGTAACCGTTAAAATTTGCGGGCTGTAACCAGTTAAGGTTCCAGCAATGTCGTATTCTGATACACCATTTTTACCGATTTGTATGCCTGTCATCTGGGAACTCACCGCCTTACTCACTTCATAATAAGGCTCGGTCGTAACAATGCGTATCATTACTCTTTGACCAACAGGCAATATCTCACCGATATTAAGTGCCTGCCAACCTGCACCCTCCACAAATTTAAAGTACTTAACTTCTTTATATGGCAAATTACTTTCAATAGTCGGATTCCAAGCTACTTCTTTCGGTGGAGGGGGAGCTTGTTCTCCTTTCCGACGCCTGAACGGTATGCCAATCGCCTGACCATGTACCATCTTACCAACCGATATTAAAAGTTGCTGTCGTTCCGTCTATATAAACCTTATCCACCAAGTAAAGCATCGGTACGCCTAAACTAGCGTCTACCTCTACTCCGCTGATAGTGTAATCCTCAAAAGCGGGTGCTCCAGCCAAATGTACTTTGATATCCCCGCTTGTTAGCGGAATAATCAAAAATCCTTCAGGCTGTTGTTCCTTGTCAGGTTCAAAAGTTGCAGCCGTCAAATCTTCTGTCGGTGTACCCACCGCAAAGGCTCTCTGTATGGTTGTCGGGCTTGGTATTCCGCCCGGATTAGCCAAACAAGTCTTATAGAGAAATCCAAAAACTTTTTGAGTAACTGTTTTCATATCTGTATCTTTTTAGTTCAAAAACAAATTTATCGCTGTAAAGATACGCAAAGTTTAACTAATTCCTAAACGTCTAATCTAATTAGGGAAGAACGGGCGAGATTGGGGCTTTGCGCCCCCTGCCCCAATCAATGTCAAATAAAAACAAAACAAATCTTAAAAATTCAAACAAGACAAATGTGAGATAAACCTAAAGTCAATGTCTGTATAAGCCTAGTTACCGGAGCCGATAGTGCCACAGATGTGACGCTCCCAATTGGCTTTTAACCCTTATACGCATCATCGTGGTGTCATTCCATATTTCCTATCTGTCCAGTCCTCATGTCCATGCACGCCCCTCACATGCACGTGCACAAGGGGTTGGGAAGAGCCTCGCGTACGCACGTCAATCCCAATCAATTAATTATCATGATAATAAAATATTATTTATTTACTAGCTC